CTTAGTAACAGACGGGTTGGTTCACCATTAGGCTTGCGTTCTGGTCCAGCATTGCCTGCCATACGTGCCAGGAAAGAGGCTCTACGGGGGTTGTCGCCCGACTTAACGGGTGCCTTGAGAGTTCCACCCTTGTAGGATGCTCTGCCCTTGGCATTTAGCCCACCAGCGGGGTTCTTGCCTTCCTTGCGTGTCCAGGCTGCTGTCATTTTCTTCCTTTGCTCATAGCATCGTAATAGTGTTCATCAAATGAAAACCTCTTCATATGAGGGGCTGTTGCCCCAGTATCACACCAGAGCGGTACTCCTGCTTGAGAGCATTGAGAGAAGAAATAAATATCTTCTCCTACAAAGTTCTTGTCTCCACCAACTTCATTAAAGAATGGCTTAGGACCAAGAGCGGCTTCAATACGTTCAGGCACACTGCGGTGCATAAGCACAAAACCCATACCAGCAGCATCTACTTTGATAAACTTATCTTTAGGTAGCGGATGAATATACTTTAATCCAATAACGCCGTCTTCTTCTACAAAGTTATAGACTGTAGGATTAGGCATCATCAGTGGTTCTTCTGGGTTACTAGAAGTAAAGTAAACACCAGTAAGCAAAGGCTTACTAATGACATCTTTCTTTTTCCACAAACGTAAAAACTTATCAGGACTGATAACAACATCTGAGTCTACCCATAGTAGCCAGTCAGATTTGTTTTCTTCATACCATCTGCGGATAAGTCGTTCGCGTTGTCTGGCAATTTGATTGCCATTACTGCGTAGAGTTCCCTCAAATTTTATACCTGATTTAAGAAGTACGTCTGCTATGCCTTGCATAAACTTACCATCTACTAACCCATTATCACACCAGGCTAGAGTTATAGTATCTTCTTTCATTGTCCCCACCTTTACTACTTTTTCTTTTTATATAAACCTGGATACTTTTTATCTATTGCATCTATTTGATTTTGCTTAGACTTCTTCATACCACCAGGTGAAATCTGACGTTGATATTCTCTAATTGCATCAGGGCCTCTTAGTGGTTTTGCTGGAGCCTTGCCTAGTGGAGAAGGTGTTGCGCCATTACGACTAGGACGTTTTGGAGCAGGAGCCAGTTTAACTGGAGTACCAGGAAGTTTTGTGCGTTTGCCAACTGCTGGTTTTTTCATCTGTGCCATTACTTCTTCTTGCCCATTTTCTTGACAGCGGCTTTCTTCATTACCATCTTCTTGCCAGTCTTCTTGGCTTCCATCTTTGCCATTGCCATACCTTTAGCGCCATAACCGTATTCTTTTTTTCCAACCATTGGCATTATATTGCTCCTAAGTGTTTCATTACTTCTACCGATTTGGTATTTATGTCTTTTGTTTTAGGCATTGTCTCAGAGTTATAAGGCTTGTTAAGAATCTCTGATGCTTTGTGTGCTTGTTCAACCTGAGCACGGCTAGTGCCTGCTGGTTGTATACCTTGACTTCTTGCATCCCGATAAGCCTGTAACTCGGAAGTCCATTTCTTATCAGAAATATCTCTTACTGCATCTCCACTATTTAGTTCTAGTGTCATTACCTTGCAACCAAAACAACCTTCAACATACTCAGGATGTTTTTGTATCTGATGTAAACTCATTTGTCCCTACTCTACTACAAAGTTTGCTGATGTAACTCCAACACCACCTGCTATAAGTGCAGTTCTAATTGCCTCTGATATACCTTTGTGCTCATAACCACCACGATAAATAGCATCATAGTCATCTAGTTCAGAATCTAATAGGTAACGTCTTTGAGTATATGTAGAACCTGTAAGGGTAATAGTTATACCCTTATTTAGTTTATAGAAACTAAACAGGCGATGCCCACCAGCAGGTCCTTCACGGACTATCGGTGTTGTAAATGTATACGTTGCCATTAGTTCTCCTTAATGAACTTACAGCAAAGCAGGAAGCACGTGCTGTGCTCCTGCTCTGCAGTCAATCAATTAAGCGATTGATGAACCTGATTCGATTCGGTACAGTGCTTCTTCACGGTAGCGTGCAAAGCCAAGTACGCCGTACCAACCCATTGGGCGGTGACGCATTAACTTGTCAACTACTGGTCCGATTACTGTGTGTGGCTCTTCTGCAACTGCCTCTGCCAATGCTTGCTGTCCGCAAAGAATTGTGCGATAGACACGTGCAGATGATGCGCCATCTGTTGCGTTGTGCAAACGAGCAGACTCAACAAAGTAAGCACCTTCGTATGAGCCGATTTCTCCAGCCCAGATGTTTTCATTGCTGTTGTACTCGTGTGGCAAACGCCATCCGCCTGCGCCTGTTTCGGCACGTAGGTCGTGTGATACTTCTGGGTGGATACCAGCCCAGTACATTGAACCCTTACGGGCAACTGACTTGTTAGCACGTAACTTAGCAACTGCCTTGCGGAGGTTGGCTGAAGATAGTGTTGCTGCAGCGGTAACTGTAGCAGTAGATGTAGCAGTTGAACCAGAGTAAATTACGTTGGTTCCACCGATAAGTACTGCGCTTACAATTGAGTCAATAGTATCTGCAAGGTTAAATGCAATAATATTGGCAATGGCTGGGTCTACATCAGCAAGGCTGAAGAGTTCCAGTGCACGTGTTACAAGAACAGAGTTACCATACTCAGCAAGAGTAATGGTTGTAGATGTTGGCGTAGACATTGCTACGGCATCTGGGTCTGTGCTTTCTGTTAGTGCGGATGATGCTACTGATAGGTCAACATAGCGTTGTAGAACAACTGTTGAACCTGGTACTGCAAGTTTAGCGGGTTTCTTATCTGCGACAGAACGAAGTAGTGGTTCTGAGCGGAGAGCGAACTCTAGAAGACGGTCATATGCCTTCTGAACTAAACCTGCACCACCTGCTGTGCCTCCAAAGGAAGCACCGCCTGTTGATACAAAGGCGTTAGCCATATCGTCACCTCCAAGTGACTAGTGTGAATGATGATTAAGAGTTGTAAATCATAGAAATAATCTCTTCTGCAGATTGTGCATTAGCGATTTTCATTTCTAGATTTTCAGCCCTGTCTGGTGTTAAAGCGCCAGAAGTTACAATGTCTTGCTGCCGTAAGGCAGCACGGTCAATAGTATCTTCAGACTTTTCTTCGTACTGCACTTCTAAACCAAAGACTTCAGCGTTATCTTCAAGATAGTTAAGAACACTCTCTTCAGTGATTTCGCCTTCTAGTTCTTTAGCAATGATGCGTGCAGCCTTTGGGCTTACACCATTAGTTTCTAGGACCTTCTTGATGATTGATTCTTTTTGCGCTTTAGAAAATCCATCAAGTTGTTCTGTGAGTTCTTTGAGACGCTTCTCATCTGCTCTGGCTTTTTTACGCAACTGTTTAATTAAGTTGTTATCATCCATTGGCATATCCGTTGCATCTTCATCGTCTTCTTCATCCCAGTAGTTGTTGCTCATAGCAACCACCCTTCTATTCGTTGTAGTCGCAAGCCACAGGTTCTAGTCGGGGAACTAGATTGGCTCTTGCTATCGGTCTATTACGCTGACGGGGCCGATGGGTCCGTTCAGGATTCTATTTGTTTAGATACTACCTGCGATAGAGTTTTTGCTTAAGTATTGAGTAGAGAATGCGCCTCTTGCTAATCCAGCACTACTTTCAAAAGTAGCACGTTCTTTAGATGCTAAGCGATTACGCTTTAACTTAGCCTCTGCTGATTGACCAAGAAATTCTTGTTCAGCAATATTTTGGTTATAGCCAATATTATCTTCTTTATAAATATTAGATAGTTTTGTACCAGTTGGTAATACTTCAGCAACATCTTGATAACCAACCTGTGCTTCGGCATAGGTAACGCCTTGCTTTGCATATCCTTCTGCTGTCATAGCATTAGTTACAAGACCTTGTTGATTAGCAGCAGCACCAATTTCAGCAGAAGATACCTTTATCTTAAGGGTAGGTAGTGTTGCATCTGGTGATAAAAAGTAACTTACTAAATCTTCGTTAGTTAGTGAAGGATAAAATCTCCTAAAGTTATCAGCAATTGACTTATCCATATTTTGAACACGGGTTACGGCAAGGTCAATACGGTCTTTAAACTCAGTTGGAGACAGATTGTTTGTCATATACTCTGCAAACTTCTTTTGATTCTCTTCGCGATTTAGACTAAGCATGTTATTTAAACCATATGCTCTAAGTGTTTCAGCATATGAGTTTTCATTAAACAAATATTCGTTTTCATTAAGGGCATTAAGCCCTTTATTAATACGAGTAATGTTTGCAGAAAAACGTTTAGTGTAATCAGCATTGTATGCTTCACCAGTCTTGCTCTTAGGATTAACACTACTATCGTATTTAACTTTAACAAATGCTTCGTCTGCACCAAGACCTTCTTGCATAAGTTGAGTCATAATGTTAGCAAGTCCCTCTAATCCATAAGATTGAAGAACAGAGTTCATTACAGAAAATGCATTCCTAGTTTCAGATGTTATTGCATTTTGACCTAATGTACCCGTAGCAGTACCTGTACCCGTAGCAGTACCTGTTCCCGTAGTTTTAAAACCCGTACCAGAAACAAGAGTTCCTCTAGTATCATAAACATTGCCTGATTCAGTTGTACGAGTTTTGGGAATAGGCGTTCCAATAGGGAATACTTCTCTATAAGTTCCTACTCCACCTGCACCTGAGCGAACAAACTCAATGGTTGC